TCGAAGTTACCCCCAAGAAGTCGGACTGAGTTATCCCATCTAAAGACTTTAAGATATATAGAATCTATATAGTGCCGCTGGCCAGCGGCGTATTCGCCTCGATAAGCCGCTCACCAGCGGCGTATCAGAAAACAATAGGCCGCTCGCCAGCGGCTAATGAAATGTTGTCCACAGCCAGTTATCCACAGATTCTGTGCGTAACCCTGTGCGCAATTTCCGTTCGATAAATACTATTATGTCAAATAACATAGGCGAGTAGCCGTGCACCAACATCTGCGCCGTCTTACTCCGCTCCGCTTCATCGCCGCACTTTTCGTCGTCCTGTTCCACTTCGGGCAATCCGTGCCACCGTTCAACGCGGCATGGATTCATCCGGCGATCGTGCATGGAAACAATGCCGTCTCGTTCTTCTATTGCCTGTCCGGCTTCATCATGGCGACGGTCTACCAAACGCCGATGAACTGGTTCGAGAAGAAGGAATACTGGTGGGCTCGCGTCGCCCGCATCTATCCGGTGTATCTGTTGTGCCTCGCCATCAGCGCGATATGTATCTGGCAGTCGACGCCGACAGAAGTCGCGCTATCGGCGCTTCTGCTACAGGCATGGGTTCCGGGTTATCCGCTGACGCTGAATGCGCCGGGCTGGTCGCTGTCGGTCGAGGCGCTGTTCTACCTGCTGTTTCCGTTCATGGCGGGCGCGCTCACGCGGAAGCGCCTGCGAGCGACGGCGATCGGCGCGGTTGCGCTGTGGGTTGCAACGCAGTTCCTGACGTTCTACCTGATACGATTCCACTACGACGGCTATCCGTCGAAGTCGCACGATTTCATTTTCTACTTTCCGCTGATGCATCTGAGCGAATTCGTGCTCGGAGCGGCGGCGGGCGCCGCGTACCATCTCAAGAAACCCGGCGCTTCGCCGATATTGCTGATGTGCCTTGGGTCCGTCGCCGCTGTCGCGCTGCTGTTCGTGGCCGCGCCGCTGGTCGGGCTCTCTGCGTACCCGGCAAACGGTCTGTACGCGCCACTGTTCCTCGCCGGCATCTGGCTTGTCGCATCGCTGCCGCGGATCGGGCTGCTAGAGCACCACGTCGCCGTGACGCTCGGCGAAGCCAGTTACGCGATGTACCTGCTTCAATTCGTGGTGATGTACTGGATCGGAGGCAAGCTGCGCGAGGTGTATCCGATGGGCGACACGGCGCATTTCTATTTGTGCCTTGCGGTTCTCGTCGCCGCATCGCTTCTCGTCTATTTTTTCTTCGAGCGGCCAATGCGCGCAATCATCAAGCGCGCATATGGCGTCATGCTCAATCCGCGCAATAAAGTGAAGTCTATTTTGCGCTGAAAACGACACCGTCTAAACTGACGACGCTGCCAACGGCGCCGCCAGGGACGGCAATTTGCACAACTCCTGCCGACGAGATGTAAAGCACCGCGACCGTGTTCGCCTGCGTGATGGTCACGATTTCAAGATTGATCGGCGGAGCATAACCAGCCGGAAGCGTGAAGGCAGCGGCGCCGAGCGAACCTGTCCCGGCCGTAATGGCGCCGCGCAGCTCGACAAGTCCGTTCATTGCCTTCTTATAGCTCGGAGCGCTGCCGCCAGCCGTCCAATTGTTTGCAAAGGACGGAACGGCCTTGAAGTTGTTCGCGCCTAGCGTCGCAGTCCCGAGCAACAAATTGTTGCCCGGATCAACATCAGACACAGTCGCCGCGAACGTCCACGCAGAGTTGTACAGCGTATTTCCAGTGAACGAACCGCCAACCACATTCGCAATGGTAGTCGGCACCGAGTTAGCCCCGAGCCAGTTCTGTTTAATCTCGACCAGATTGTTAGTGCCGGTGAAATTGAATGCTGTCGCCGTACCGAGTTCGATGTAATTGCCATCGATTCGCACAGACGTGTAGTTAGCCATCGCAATTGCGGTCGCGTTACCTTCCATGTCCGTATCACGGATAACAATATTGTTCCCGCCGACGCCGAGCGAAATGCCGATGGCATTGGAGTTAAGCGCGCCCTTGTCCACGTACAAGCTGTTTGTGCCAGTCGTGCGCGTTGCGATTCCAGCAACGCTAGAGCCGTAAATAAACGGCGCGATGATCCGCGTGTTGTAGGACGCATTAAGTGCAATACATGTCGAGTAGTTATAGCAACCGACGTTTTGAACGAGAGCGCTGTTCGTGTTGCGCAGATATAACGCGGCGTTCGCGCCGGTAGCGGTCCCGCTATTGGGCTGCGCAAACGAGAAGTCGCGGAATACGTACTGCGTATCGAACAGATTCGTCGCACCGCCGACGCTCAAAAGATCCGGGAATGATCCGCCGAAATACTTGAGTTGCGTCGCGCGGCCATCGCCAAACAGCGTAAAAGATACGGTCGTAGTAAACGGGATATTGATGGTCGCCGAAATCTTGTAAGTGCCAGCGGGCATATACACGGCGGCGCCGTGCGGAAGCGACAGCGCATAATTGATGGCCGATTGGATCGCTGTAGTACTGTCGGTTGCGCCCGTCGCGTCGGCACCGAAATCCTTGATGCTGATCACATCCTGAAACTTTCCTTGAGCCGTCCGAGCCAAAGCGCCGGTGCCGGATTGCGTGAACCCAACGAGCTGCGCCGGGACCTGAGTAGTCGCCCACGACGAAGCAACGCAGAAAGCCAGCGCGAGGCTGGCGATAATTCGTTTCATGGTTTTTGTCCTACTGAGTGAGAGATTTAGCCGCGGTTGTCGCTTTGCACGCGCGGGTCTGACTGCATCTTTCCGCGAAAGAACGACGCCACGCCGAGCACCGCGCCGATCGTCAGCGTCAGATCGGTTGACAGCGATACGGGCTGCACATGGAATAGCGGCAGCATGAATAGCGAAATGATGTAGAAGCCGAACGTGAAGCCGATAAACGGGCGCCAGGTGTATGACGGCCAGTGATCGGACTTCGACTCACTCTGCATCGTCGTGTTGACGTCCTCGATAGCATCAGAGCCGGCCTTAATCGACGCCTGTTCGGTTGCCGCGCTGATCTGCGCCATCTGAACCTTGAAATCGTTGTCGGCCTTCTGAAGCGCTGTAATCGCATCAGGCGATAGACCCGCTTGAATCGCCTGCGTCACCTGATCGGCTGTCCCGTCTTGATGGCCGAGCACGGCCGCGCTGACCGTCCGAAGTGCGGCGCCTGCTACCATGCCGGCCGGCCCGCCAACAACAGACAGCGCGGTTGCCAGCGTCGGCGCGACGCCACCTAGAATCGTTTTCCAGTCCATCACACCCCCTTACGCATCATGTCGGCAAGGCGTTGCGCCCTGCCCTTTACCTGAGTCGCCCAAGCGCTCGCGAGCATTCCATCGGCTGCGGCGCCGTATTTGCCCTGACGCATTGCAACGAGCGTGTTGCGAAAGCCGAGCAGCTTAGTAATCCCGAGGTTGAACGCCATGTTTGCAAGCACGCGCTGGCGAACGTCGTTCAAGTCTGTCCACCACGGGAGGTTGCGGTCGAGATCGTGAAATACGTCCTCAAGGTCGTCGTCAAGCAGCGAATTGACTTGAACGTCGTTGAGGGGATACTTCCACCCGGCCGGCAGCGGCTTCGCTTCCAGGTTGTGGCCGACGCCCGTTGTGTCGATATTCTTCGTGTCCTTGTAGACCACGTATCGAACACCTTCATCGCGCCGCAGCTCGGCGATCAGTGTCTGGCGGTTCTGGTTATTCATGAACGGGCTTCCCCTTCTTCAGTCGCTTTACGGCCGAATACAGTTGCACTGCGGTGTAAGCGATCGACAGAACAAGTAGGATTCTCGGGAAATTGACATCACCCCATGCGAGCGCAGTAACGATCCACGACGGCGTTGTTTTTGCCACTGAGGCGATTACGGCTGATGCTTCATTCGGCATCTGTTTCCCCAAAGGAAAAGCCGCCCGTAGGCGGCGTTGTGGATCAGGAAATCAGACCGTTCCCGAAAACCTTGACGGATACATAGGCGAAGTCAGTCAATACGCCAGATGCGTTAAATGTGTTCACTGTCACGTTTGATGGGGTCATGGCGTTTACGGTCCCGTAGCCGACACCGCTTCCGACCATCACGTCGACCGGATATACAGACAGCAAACCCGCCTTCTGGAACGTGACGCGATAGACACCCGTCCCCGTCTTGGTGATCTGCGGCGCGTTGTAGCTATACGTCGGCGTCGGCGAGGCTTGCGTACCATCGAACGTTGCCGCAGCGGACACCGTGAAATGGTCCGACTTGACAGGGCCCAAGAACACCGGACGTTCGACGCTCGATGCGTAGAGGTTGCCGTAATCGACCACATCGACGGGCGCGTTGGAGCCATCGTTGACGAAGACGTAAGGCGTCGTCGATGACGGGACATAAGGGCCGAAACCAGCAAACCCGTTGCCGACCAGCGTCATCTTCACCGCGTTAGGCGGGTTCACATCAACAAGGACGTTGTACGAGACGAACTGATTGACCGCGCTTGTGAGTCGGTTGAACGTGCAGCCGATCACCGTGATGGCAGTCGGGCCTTCGATGTTGTTGCCGGCCTGGAACCAGATGTCGGCCTTATAGGCGTTGTTCTCAAAATAAACGCCGTTGAACATCGCGGCGAGCGCACCGCTCAGGCCAACCGTGCCGTTGTTCGCAATGACCGCTATACCATACCGATAGGTCGCCGAGCCCGTCAGGCCGTTACCCTGTACCGCACCGCCGATGAACGATACCGTCGACGGGTTGCCGACGAGAGCTGCATAGTTCTGGTTGTCGATGAATTCGCAGTCGATAAAGCTGATCGCGTTCGGCGGGGAATAAGCGCTGTAGTTGAGATTGACGCCGCCACCATTCACCGCAAACAGGCAGTCATAGAACGACGACTGCAAAACATCGGTGCCATTCATGCCGGTTGTGAACAACCGCGAGGCGACGTTGCGCATTACCACGCCCGACGCGAGGGTCAACTGAATACCAATGCTGCCGTTGATGGCCGACGTTCCGAGAAAGCGAATGTCGGACATCGTGAAATACGAATTCAGCGCACTCGGCGACGCCCCCGTGTAGGTGAATGCGGTTCCGCTGCCGGTGTAGTAAATCTGGCTCGCGCCCCATCCTGCGCCCTGGATGCTGACGTGCTTTAGATCGGAGTCTGTAACGCCGCTCTGATCGAGCTTTAGGCCCGAGCCCGTAACAAGGTAATTGCCGGCAGGAAATTTCAGGACGCCGCCCACGCTCACAGCGTAATTGATCGCGTTCTGAATGCACGCGGTATCGTCCGTCGTGCCGTCGCCCTTTGCGCCAAAGTCCTTGACTGAGATCGTCTCGCGAAGGCGGTCTTGCACCGTGCGCTTAATAGCACCCGAACCGCCTTGCAGAAAACTCAACTTCGACGAACTGATACCCGCGCCGGCCGCGACAGTTTGGTCCGTGACGGACCCCGCAGACGGCGATCCGACCGCCACCGAAAGGCCGCTTTTGGTGTAGACGTTCTGAATGCCGACAGGGATCGGGCTCGTAAAGGTAATGACCGAGCCGGACAGCGTGAAGTCGCTAGGTTCATGCTGCGGTACGCCGTCAAAGTCGACCCACAGATTCGAGGCGGTGCCGGGCGCGTTGGACAGCGTGAGTTGCGTCGTGGTGCCGGGCGTGAAGTCAGTTCCGGCGACGAACGCCTGATCGACCATATTCCCCGTAATGCCGGCGTTGGCATCGCACGTCAGTTGATCCCAGATCGTGACGCCTGCTGCGTCCTTGACCACCTGACGGAACGTGCCATGCCCCCAAATGACAGCCTGGCCGCGACTGTCGAGCAGCACAGGATTCGTATTAGCCGCAGCGCCGGTCGGGTCTTGGTATGTCGGCATCGGGTTCGTCGTGCCGGGCGCGTAGAAATACACCGACCCATTGGCAAGCGGCGCCCCGTTTTGGTCGATAAACTGCTGTTTCCCGTTTTGGAGAAGCTGCATGTGGCCTCAAAAACAAAAAGGCCGCACAATGGCGACCTAGAATGAGAAAAGCCCGCACGTGGCGGGCTCAAGGGGAATCAATGAATAGCGATCAGCTTTGGCGCATGATCTTTACGACCGCTTGCATTGCGGCGCTTTCAGTCGTCTATCCAAGAATCAAGGCGATAGTCCTACTGGCCTGTGAGCGCTCGGAGGAGCGCATTGGACGCCGGCGCGGCGATTGGGACCCCGTAGCGCGCAAGCGCATTCCCTACTGGTGCCGCGACCGCGGGACGCGAAGTAAGTAACGCCTGCGCGACCTTCTGGCCGGCTGCTGTGTACGGCAGCGCGCCAGCACCAATGGCAGCAGCGAGCGGCGCGGTGTACGCCGGTGCAAATGCGTGCCCGAGCGCAGCCGGACCCATCAGCGCCAGCAGCGATCGCCCGGGCGTTCCAGAGTCCGGATACTTCGAGCCAAGAACCGATTGGCCTGCGCTCGAAAAGTCCTGCATCAGCGCGTTTCCGGTAGCCGACGCGCCTTTGCCCGCCGACTTATCAGCCGACCGAACTGCGCTATTCAGTTGGGCCGCAGTGAACACGCCCTCGTTGTTCATGGCCCCCTGCGAACCTGCCGCGCCACGCAGACGAACGAAGTTTGCATAGGCCGCGTTCGCCTTCGTCAGATCCTGCACGGCATCGGCCGCGTTATTGCGCGGCAGCGACGATTCGACAAGGCTCTTGATCTCGCCGATTGCTTGCCCGAGCTGCTGGTTATCGAATGAAGGATCACCAGTGAGCCCGCGCGAGATCCGGCCAAGTTCGCTTTGAACGCCCTTGAGCGTGGCACCGTCCATCGTGCCTTGCGGCGAAAGTTTGCCGGCGACCTGCGTTTTCAGCACGTTCATGAACTGCTGCTGCTGCGCGGCCGGAAGCGACTGCGCCATCTGCGTGAGATTTCCAAGGTCGGATTGAAACTGAGCATCCGGCTTGAACGTCAATTTCGACAGTGCACTATCGTAGGCGTCGCCGATGGTCTTCTGTACGGCGGCGACCCCCTCATTCCCGACCGGCCCGGAATACTTCTGCCCGAGCGGCGCGAGAACCTGATCGTATGTCGCCTTGTTGAAGCCCTGCACTGCGCGCTGCTGACCGTTCTTAATCATGTCGCCGAGGAACGGGACGCTGGTCAGTTTCGCTTCTGTGCGCGCCGCAGCCCCACCGAGTATTTGGCCCGGCGTCAGCGGCACGCCAGCGTCGAGCAGCTTGCGTTGAGCCGCACCGATCGTCGGCGATACCGCGCTTCCAATCGCACTCACGAGCGGGTTAGCAACTGCGCCGACTGCTGCGCTGGTGCCGATCTGAGACGCCTTCTGTTTCGCATAGCTGTCGCCAGCGTTGGTGACAGGCGTAACCAAGCCGCTCGCCAATCCGGATACGGCGCCAGCGCCCGCCTTCGTCAGCAAGCCGCCGCCAGCGCCAGCGGGAAGCGCCATCAGTGGAGCGCTGCCGATAACGTTGCCTGCCGCTCGCCCAACGTCGATTCCTGAGCCGCCCTGCGCCGCGCGTTGCTGTGCGTACTGCGCCTCTTGGGACTGGATCGTTTGATCGACTTGCGGAACTGCGGCGTTGATGTCCTTGGCGAACTGCGAATCAGGCGCAACCTTGTCGGCGAGCCAAGCGCCACCGTGAACCAGCGACTGAACGCCTCCCTTGATGACGTCGCCGATACCCATCGTCACCGAGCCGGGCGTTTTCCATTGCGGGTCTTGAGTTGCGGTGGGGGCTGGTGCGGCTGGCGCGGCGCCCTTATCCTTTGCCGACATGACGCTATTTGCCATGTCGAGCATAGGATCGCCGGTAGACGCCGCGGCGCCCGGCGCCGCCGTCGAAACGGCTTTGCCAGATTGCACCGCGTTCGCCATATCGAGCAGCGGATCTGCCATTTAGAACGCTCCCAAGGCTTTCATTGCCTGATAATCCTTCGTCCACTGCTGCAAATGGCCCGATGCCTTCAGCTTCTGCATGGCGGCCTGCTGATCTTCCGGCGAGCCAAGCGAGCGGATATACGAAACGTCCGGATTGAACGACTGATTCCATTTCGCCTCAAACTGAGGCAGCGAAGACGTGTTGTTGCCGTTCTGCGCGAGGAAATTGGTCGTTGCTTGCTGGCGATCGAGAACCGCCTGCTGCAATCCCTTGACGTGGTTGATCGACTCAAGCAACGCCGGCCCGTTCATGTTGTTCGGGTCGGGTTGCCCCGCCTTCGCTGCCGCCAGTCGCGAATCGCTGCCGGACAAGCCGAGCGATGCCGCTGCCTGATCGGCCGCGCTGTTCAGGTAGTTGGCGAGAAGCTGATTGTTCTTCACCGCATCAGAGCCAGCCTGAATGCCGAACGTGTTGAGCAGCGCCGGCACATTGAGCGCCGCATTGGCGCCCTTGCCGGCCATCGTTCCCTTGAGTGCTTGGGCCGCCAAGTCGTAAGTCTGCATGAGCGGCTTGGCCTGCTGCGCGGCTTGCTGAAGATTGCCGTATCGCGTAGCTGCGTCTCCCGACACCTTGTCTGCGCCCATTGGCGCGCCGGTCGCAACGAATCCGGCCGGAGCGCCAGGAGCGGGGCCGCTCGGAAGCGGTGCAGCCTGACCGTTACTGGTCGGCATGTTCGCTGGCTGCGCAACAGACGGCAGCGGAGGCGGGCTACCCGACCCGCCAAACCCCGGAAGCGAGTTCCGCGGCGCGATTCCCGGCACGCCGTTCTGGTAGACGGGAACCGGCGCCGTTGCTGTAGCCGGGTCGAGTGCTTTATTGATCGATCCCGTCTGCGCGACATCGCCCGATACAGGGTTCGTGTTCGTAAGCAGGATTTGATCGCCCTTGTCGATCGCGCCAGTTTTCGGAAGCATGATGCCGAGCTGCTGCGCCTGCCCCGCTGCCTGCGCGACGTGATTAGCTGCCCACTGTTGCAAGGCGCCCTTTGGCGAATCGGCGCCCGGCATATCCGCCAGAGCTTGAGCGGCGATCTGCGGCGTAATCTGCCCGCTATCTATCGCGCGGCCGACCGCGGCCGTAACATCCGAAGCAGTCGCGTTCGGGTTGTTCGCGATAGATCCGGCCGTTTGATAGGCCCACCCAAGATGCTTCTGCGCGCTATCGAGCTGGTCGTTACTCAGCCCAATATCGCCGCGCGCCAGCGTCTGCTGCTGCTGCTTCTGCGTATTGATGCCCTGCACAACGTCGCCGAGCTTGAACCCTGCTGCGGGATCTTGGCTGATGATCGCCATCAGCTTGTTATTGTCGACCTGACCGGTCTTCGGATCGGTCGCCTGCTGATACGCCCGAGAGATGGCGCGATTGGCGTCTAGCCCCTGCTGTGCGGCCTGGCCGTTAGCGTTGTAGGCGCGGAACTGCGCAACCTGCAACGCCGTCTGGAGCGGGTTAGTCGGCTGCGGCGCGTTCGCGTTGAGTGCAATGCTGGTGTCGAGTGGCATCAGATCGTGAACCCGTAAGAGTTGGTGCCGGTCGTCGTGCCGGCGTTGCTCGTGCCGCCCGCGTTGTTGCTCAATAGCGCATATGTGCTTGCGCCGTTGGCGATACTGCTCAGGCCGCTAGAAAGCGCGTTTGCGCTGCCGATCGTGCCGGATGCGCTCGCATTGGCTGCGCTCGTGAGCGTGTTGCCGATGCTGTTGGCCGTTTGCGCGCCGAGCGATCCGAGCCCCGCCGCCGCGTTCTGGCCGCTGCCGACGACGCTTTGCAGTCGGTTGGCGTTGTTCGATGCGCTGCTGTAGTTCGTGTTGAACGTCTGCAACGCACGGTTATAGACGTCGTTGTACGTCGAGTCAGCAAGGCCAGTTGCGTAGTTCGATGCGCCCTTGAGCGCTGCGCCAGATGTGCCGAGACCGCGAGCCGCCGCGCTGTTCTGGACCGACTTCAAACCCTGATTGAGCGTGAACTGATAGCCCGGCGTCGCCTGCGCCTGCGCCTCTGTTGGCGCCGAGAACTGCTGCGTCAGCATCGGGTTCGACAGCGCCGACTTTAGCGGATTGATATAGCTCGACCCCAAGTCCATATAGGGCTGGAGGTTCTGTTGCGTCTGCTGCCACTGCTCGTTCTGAAGTTCTGCCGCGTAGTTGGCTGCATCAGCCTGCTTGCTCGCGGCACTCTTTGACGCACTCGAACTCATAGCGGAGCCGGCCACGCCCGCGACAGCCGCCCCGATGCCTACTGCTGCTGCAACCATGTTTTAATCCTCTAGCCACTTGGAATAGGTCGTCTCGACCGGCTCGAACTTCATGAACCGAAACAGCGCCGTCGAGTCGTGTGCGTTCTTGCTGCCAACGAACCACAGCTTTACGCCTCGGCGCCTTAGCTCTTTCTCAACGAACTTGAACAAGCGCACGCCGACCATGCCGGTTCGCTTATCCGGACGGACAAAGAAAATGTCGGGAGAGCAGGTAAGGCAGGATTGATAGTGCAATCCTGGCGCAATGAAGCACAGGAAATAGGCGACGATTTCGCCAGCCTCGCGCCCGACAACCGTCATAAGCGATCCGTCACGCTCGCGCGCGTGGTACGCGGCTAGTTGAGGATCGAGAGGAACGTCGTGCGCTTTGTGCAGCGAGATTTCGCCGTAGTGCTCATGCAGGAGCGGAAGCATTTCGCCGTACACGTCCGAGAAGTTCTCGACTGCGTATGTGATCATTCAGAACCTCAGGTCGACGACAAGATGAATGCGGTCTTCCGCCGAATTGTTGATAACTTCGTGCTCGATCGCGTTTTGGAACCACCACACCTCACCGGGCCGCATCCATACTTGCTCGTCGCCGCAGCGGAACACGTTTCCGGGTTCCGACTGGATGACGATGTGATAGCGGTCCCAATACTGCGCATGCCACGGCGAATCGGCATGCGGGAAAATCCGCCCACCCGGAACAACGCGATTGAGCATGCAGCGGCCTAGACGCGTTGCACCCATCGACGACATAAGCGCCATGATGTGCGCGCGTGCTTCCGGTAATGCGTTGACTTCCTCGCGCCAAGGGCACTCGTGCAGGTCGTGGCCGGCGAGCTTGTTCTGCTTGTAGAGTTCAAGCTGCTCGTCGTTCTCGACGTTCACCTTGTCTTGAAAGCGCAGATAGATCGTGTCTGTTTCGCCAAACGGACCCTGCGGAAACTTTCGCAGGAAGTCGTCCGCCTTCCACAATCCCGGCTGGCGATAGATGGCGTTGAGCAACGGTTGAACGTTCAGCCCTTCAGCGATCTTTAGAAAGTTCCTCATGCGCCGTCCTTCACGTACTCGATTCCGCTGACACTGAGCGCGCATCCGTTGCCATTCGCGAAAATCTGCGTTCCCGGCTCGAGCTTGTGATTGACGAGTTCGGGAAACTGCGCCGTTGCGTCTGCCGCGACGTTCTTTGATGCGATGCGCGTCGAGCTATCGGCCACGCGACCGCTCGGAACCTTGTAGACGTTGATGGTCACGACGCCCGCAGTCGGGTTGTTCGCGCTTGCGGCCTGAATTGATGCGGAAGTCGCGGTCGGCGCGGTGTAGAGCGGAACCGATGAGCCCGTCAGACTCGCGCCCTTGACCAGTTCTTTGTAAGTCGTCGTCATTCGTTACCCTCGTGCATAGACGGTCTGCGTGCCGGTCGGAATGGCAGACGTAAAGGTGATCGTGTTGCCGCTGATGGCGTATTGATCGCTACCCTGAAAGCCGCCGTCGAAGTGCACCGTGACTGCGGCCGGGCTTGCGTATGCCTTCGAGAGCGTCAGGCTTGTGGTCGTGCCGGCAGTGAAGCCGGTCCCGGACTGGAATATGTCCTCGACAGTTGCGGAAATGCCGTCGAGCTTCGCCTTGTCAGCGCTGGACAGGAAGCCGTGCGCCGTTTGCGTGGCGAGCGCGTGAAGGTCGGTCGCGTCCTGTATGCCGTGCGTCGGCACGAACGATTCGGGCTCCACCGGCTTGGACGAGTTGACCAGCGCTGCCAATGCTGCTTCGACATCCTCGATGCGCAGCGATGGACCGCGATCGACTGAAACCTGCGACTCGATCAGCTGGAACAGATCGGCGAACATCGCAGAAGCGTCCGAGCCTTCGTGCCCGCTGATGCCGCCCGTTCGGTTGAACACCGCTAGCAAAAGCTGGAACCAGACCATCGAAATCCGGCCCGTCTTCGGGTCAGTCATCGGCACGCCAACATCAGGAAAATTCGTCGGCGTACTCATGTTCTAGCCCGTGATACGTCGACCCATGCGCCGTTGAGCGCCGTCTTGACGGGCGCGGACCATGACAGCTCAAACACGCGATCACGCGCATAGCCGAGGCGCTGCCACTGGATGGACGTCAGGTATTCGCCCGTCTTGCCGAGCGTGTTGACGACGGCGTTGCCCCAACTGCGCCCGCGGTCATCCGACCAGCGCAGCCGCACTTCAGGCGCAGCAGAATCGTCCGGCAGACCGTTTCCGACTTCCATGTCGGCAATGAACTGGCGGAACAGAACCCGATTGCCATCTGCGCCGCCGATATGCGGGAAGCTGCGCATGCACAGGATCGTGTTGCCGTTGTCCGTGTAGGCGTTCGGGTCAAGCGCGTAGACATTTCCCGTTTGCCAGTCACCGACGAGGTTCCGGCCGCCGTTGAAGCTGTGGCAGTTCATCCGATGCCGGCTGAACGTTCCGTCCGCTTCCAGGTAGCCGCGCTGCGCCCACTGCCCCGTCGCAGTGTCGAAACACCACGTTTTGTTAGCGGCCGGGAATGTCAGCACATAGAACGCATGGCCGCCTTGCAGGTACGAAAAGCCGATCGCGTCGTCTATACGGCTGTACGTTAGAAACTCCTGCTCCATCGCATGCGTCGAGATCCGCTCGGCGGCATAGTTGCGACCTGCGAATACGACGCCCTGCCCTTGCAGATCCTTGCCGAGCCAGAACAGCGCGAGATCAATCTTTGCAACCGAATGAACGGCCGCACAGCCGTGCTCGATGTAGACGCCCGGCATGCGCCCGAACGTGAAGTCAGAGGCGCCGGTGTTGTACCAAACTTCAGTCGTTTGCTCGCCGAACAGCCACAACTCGCGGTGCATTACCACTGCCGTGACGAGATTGTCGGCATACGTCGACTTGCTCGCGATGTCTTCCGGATCGAACGTAATGTCGTTGTACTTCGAGATGTAGAAGTGCTGCGTGCCGGGCTGATTGAAGACGAAATAGCCGTCGACGTAATCAACGCGATCCGAGCCATAGAACGCAGGGTCAGTACACACTGACATCGCGTTCTTCGCAATGTCGATGATGTAGCCGATCTCCGAGCCATCCACCAGAAAGGCAGACGTTCCGTTGTCGATGATCGACACTGGGCCGCTTTCCGTCGACAACGAGCCGAGCGCCGCATAGACGTTCGACGCACTTACCGAATACACGGTATCGGCGATGACGTCGTATCGCTGGCCGTTCGTGGCCGTATAGATCGCGCGGCACTCGCCAGTGATCGGCGGCGTCGAGACGAGCGTCAGGCCCGGCGTCGGGTAATACGTGAAAGGCGCCGTGGCATCTTGCGGATTCTGCTCGGCGTACAAATTCACGCTGCGCTGCGCGTCGGCGATGACGCTTTTCGCGGCGTATGCACCGCCAGTCAGAGGGATTCGCATTAGTATGGTCGGTCTGCGTAGATGTTGTAACGCTGCTTCGATCCAAGCCCGCGCGGCATCGTCATTGCTTGGATGCTCGTGTTCATGCGCTTTACGATGCGCTTGGCGTTCACAGCTAGGCCGATCAGCGTGCGTTGAGGGTCGATCTGATACGACGGCGCGAGATACAGTGCGAGGTTGTAGCGGATCGCCGCCATGTACTCGGGCGGAAGATTGATGACCGTTGCCGGCGTCGCGAACTGCGGCAACGCTTCCATCGTCACGATGTGCAACTCGAACGTGTTGTTCGGGATCGGGTAATAGATCAGGTTGCCGAGCGGGAATGCCGGGTCGTAATACGCATACGACGGGAACGATTGAAGCGCTTTCAGCGCGATGCGCGAATAGTCCTCGCGGGAGTCGATGATCGTCACCGGGTAGTCGATCGGCGTTGCGCTGCCGGCGTTCAGGCGCGCGTAAGCCGCATTGATCGCGATCGGGCGCTGAATGCTGAAATCCCCGCCATTGCCGACCGAGTATGCCTGCGCGCCGGTCGATGCGATGGCTGTGTCTACCAGGTGATAGACGCTCAGGCGTTCGCCCTGCCACTGACCAAGCATCATGTTCAGCGTAGCGAGCGCATCTGCGGTATCGTCAGCGGAGATAGCCTGACCGATACCGAGTGCGCCAATGTCTTTCAAGGCGAGCGTTATCAAGTCGAGCGCGGTAGTCGCGCCCGACTGCTGGATTGTGATTGACATATGCCCTTAAATTAAGAGTGGCAGGCCAGCGAGGTTAGGCGAGCGTGAGGCTTGCGCTTCGCACTACTCCATCGGAACCCTTAACCTTGATCGTCAACTGTGTGTCGCTCGTAAGCTGGAACGACATAGAGCCGAGCGCACTCGGCGTTACCGAGGCGGGCGGAGTCAGTTCGACGTTCCGGCTAAATACGTTCGTCCATCGGGCACCGGACCCGCCAAGCGATGCCGTGCCGTCTGCATCCGTCGAGAGGTTGTTCGAATAGAAGCGGTAGCCATTGCTCCCGCAAGACAGCCTCCAGAAGTCAGACGACCACGTATAGAGCAAACCACGCACGTTACCGTTGGCAGACACCATGTAGCCGTTCTGGCCTGTGCCGTCCGACAGCACAAGCGTCTCCCCGCTACCCACACACTCGTAAATCCACTTGTGTTCAGTGTAGGGAATGGCCGATCCGGACAGCGCATGCCGCCATTTCCATCGACCGGAAAGAGTGCCAAGGTATTCGCCCGTTGCATGGCAATACACCGGGTTGCTGTTCGCGCCGGAAAGCGGCTGTCCAGACTGGTCAAGCACGAAACTGCTGGAGATGTTCGGGCGCGTCCCGGGATGGTTGACTGCTACGACGTTCTGCGTGGCACCCGCCTCAAGCGTCACCCCGAAGCCGGTGTTCTGGAACGAGCCCGACAGGTAATTTCCGGTTCCCCATGTATGCACCGGCTGGTTGAACGTGCCCGCGAACAGCGCATTGGACACGCTGTTGTAGTTCGAGCCGGCCTCGAAGCGCACGCCGTCAGCGAGGTTATTCGACGGCCATTTCTGCGTGTTATGCACCATCAGGTTCGACAGCACGTTGTAGCTGCCGATACCGTATTCCACGCCTGCGCCGCAGTTGTATGAGACGACATTGCTCGCTGCGCTGTACTGCGTACCCGGCGTGGACGTGTTGCCGTAAGTCAGGCCGTTGTACGAGTTGCTGACGATGATGTCCGACGCGAGCGAATGCACGGTCGCGTTCTTGTACTCGACTGCGAATTCGTTGAGGCTGTCTGCATGGATGCCACGCATCATGCTGTACGCGCCATTGACGATCAGCGGGCCGTTGTTGTTCGTCGCGTTCGTCAGATTGCCTGTCACGTTCACGTCTTCGATACGAATATCGTTGACGGTCGCGTTATTGTTGGGGTAGACGATGATCGCCGAACCGGACCCGCTCAATCCCGTGATATTCACATCACGGATCGTCACGTCGTTGACGTCGATCAGCGAGATAGGATGGCCGGTCGTCGCAAGTTGCGAGTTGGGCGTCTGCAACGTCAGGTCCGTAATGCGCGTTCCGTTGACGTTCGTGTTGCTGAGAATCGAATTCGTGGCCGACGAAGTTTGCACTAGAGTCGTCGTCGCCTTCGAGTCTCCCCTAAGTCGCAGTGGCTTCGTGAGCGACTGCGCAAAATTCGTCATGTTGTACGTGCCATCGGGGATGCGCACAGTGCTATTCGCCGCGATCGTATTGGCAAGCTGCACCGAGTTGTCGGCAGCTCCCGTGCTCGCACTATAGTCCTGCGGCGTGGCGGGAAGCTCGTTCAGCTTGGCGATGACCGAGCGGACGATGGCTCCCGTCCCGCTTTGCGTGAATCCCTGGTACGTCTGGATAACCCATTGCGCGATCTTCGTGAGTGTCGTTTGCACGACTCCGCCGGCCTGCTTGATGTTGGCGGTTTCAGTGCCGTCAAGCGCAGCGGCGGGCGGAATACTCGCGCTCGATCCAGACGAATCAAGCACGATGCCCGTTTGTGTTCGCGTTACGTGACCGATCGCGCTAATAACAAGCGTGTAATTACCATCGGCAGCGTAGAACGCGAACTGACCGTTAGCGCCTGCTTTGATCGGATTATCGGCGATGGTCACGCCGTTGTCGCTGTAGATCGTGGCCTGGGCGCCTGTCGCTGTCAGAACGCGAATGCTTGCGCCTGCAACGGGCGTTCCGTTGTTATGCGTTACGCTGTCTTGGTATTGCTGCATTAGACTGCCTCAAGAGCGGCCCGAATCTTGTCGTCGGACCAGCGTTTGTCGATCTTCACGCCCTTTTCGGCCGCGATCTGGAGCAGGATTTCGCGCTCGTCTGCCGTGTCGGCGCCAAGCAGCGCGGCCTCTTCTTCAGCCGATTGCACAAGCTGATCGCCAATCCACTTCGGATAGGCGGCAAACTCGGGTTTCTGCTCGCGCGGCACAGGCGGGACGTATTCGGGAACGGCAAAGCCCGGAAGCGCGTCGAGTTCGTCCTGATTCGCAACCAAGCGTTGCGCACCATCGGGGCCAGTCGCCCACGCGGGGAATTTTTCGTATGCCATCGGCTCGTCAGAATGAAAAACCCCCGCCGAAGCGGGGGCCGATTGCTGAATCAACACCATCAGCGGACGATACGGCAGGCGAGTTCCGGATAGACCGCCGCCCATCCGTACAGCACGTCGATACGGCACGGCACGGTATCGGTGCCGATCGCGTACTGACGCGAGATACGCATCGAAATGCCCTTGTGCATGCGACGAGCACCCCATGCGCCATACTGCGACACGTCTTCCAAGTCAGCGGTCACGAGCGTGAACGCATCCTTGTGGTACGCCAGGTTCGCGCTGTACTGCGTCGACGGCGCCACGTCCCACGTCACGACAGCAGCGTTCGCCGGGCCAGCCGAAACCGTCTGGTACTGCTGGTTGCTTGCCGCGGTGTTGATCGCCGGGAAGATCGACAGCGTTGCGTTGCCCGAGCCATCAGCCGTTGCCGGTGCGGTAACGGTGAACTTGCGCAGCACGCCGGTCGACTGGCGGTTCTGCGGGTTCACGGCGTAGACGCCAGCGATCTGGAACGTATCGCCCTTCGCGACGCTCGCGGCAGCGCCGAGACCGGTCACGGTCAGCGTCGAGCCGGTTTGACCAGCGCCGGAAACGGTGCCGTTCGTGCGCGTGCCGGACGTGAACACGTTGATGTTCTGGTCCATGCCGATGTCGAAGCCGAGCGACGAAGCCTGGAAGATGCCGGATTCGTACTGAGCGCCGATCGAGCGCGACGGGTTGAACAGGCCGGATGCAGCCTTGACCATCGACGCGTTCGTTGCCGGGTCCCACACGACCGTGCGGCTACCATCGCGCGGCGTTGCTTCGTTGTCGAGCACGCTACCAGCGGAGAGCAGCGTTGCAATGTCGTTCGGCGTGGTGCCGACCGTGCCGACGTTGTTCGCGACGTTTGCAGCGAGGCCCAAGCCGTCAAAGTCGATCTTGTTGGCGATGGTCGCCATTGCCGGCTTGATGTAGCGATCGGCGAACTCGTCGACAACCAGCGTCAGTTCTTGCGACGAGAACGTGAAGTCAACGTGGAACTGAGTCGTCAAGCTGATCGGCAGCGACGATTCGTTCACGTTTTCGATGTTCAGGTTCGGGCCGGTCGTACCGACGAAGCGGTTCGGCTTACGTGCGTTGACGGTCGAGCCGATCTTCGCGCCGCTGACGGCGAATTCCTTGCTGTATTCGCGGTTTGCGCGCGAGGAGAACGTGAGGTTGTTCTCCAAGATCATCAGCGATTCGTCGAGGATCTTGGTCGGGGTAAGAAGCGTATTTGCCATTTAAGTGTCAGCCTTTGTTTCGTTTCTTCCACGCGATGTATTCCGCCGTCGAGGCGAACTCAGCCGGCTCGACAGGTGCGGATTTGCCGCCAACCGGGGTAATCGGCGCGGGCGCTTTGGAAACTTGTTTCGGGGGAGTTGCTTGAGCGACCTTCGCCTCAAGGCGGGCCAGTTCAAGCGCCATGCGCAACGGAGGTAGGGAAAGGACGCGCTCTGCGGCTTCGGGGTCTTGCCCCAAGGCATGCAGCACCTTGTGACCGTGATCCATCGACGTGACGGCTTCCAAGAACTCAGCGGGAGCGCCGCCTAGCATCTGGAACGTTCGCAGCGACGAATCCCACTCAGCGGAGAATTCCTTCTTGCCCGCGTCGAATACGCTGTTGCAGGCTTCGTCGAACTTCTCTTGCTGGATCAGCCGCTTTGCCTCGGCGCGGATCTGGTCAGGCGTCATCTGCTGGCCGGGCTGGTGCTCGGTCT